TACAATTTCATCTGCAACAGCTCGGAGTTATTGCAATAGGGTTATATGAGGATGGTGTTTTAATTCCGGATACAGTAAGAGCGGTTACACTTGCTGCGGCTGGTGATGTTGAAACCGTTTCATTAAATAAAAAGATAAGATTATGTCCAAAAGGTATGACTTCTTTAAGTGTTCAAAGTGTACCTAGTGTAGCAACTCCAACTGATCCAACAACTCCTATAGAAACGCAAGCACCTATTATTGTAGCTGCTACATTTAATATCGCAAGAAGTAATAATTAAAATGATTAATTTTGAAAATAATTTAGAAAAATTATCTAATGTTTTGCAAATATTAAGTTATCAAATTTTAATAAGTGATTTTAATAATAATGATTTAATGAGATATTTGCGACATCAGGATGAATTTTTGAATAAAATTATAAATCAAAATGAAGAAATCATAAAACTTCTAAAAGGAGGTAAATGATGGAGGAAAAAGAAGAAAAAAAGGAAGAAGTATGCTATACTGATAAAATAAAAAATTTAGTATGTAAAGAATTAGAACGTTTTTCTGATACAGAATTAAATGGCGAAGATTTAGATGTATTATATAAATTAATTGATATTGATAAAGATTTAGAGAATATTGATTATTGGAAAGTTAAAAAGGAGGTTATGAAAATGAGATATAATAATTATGGAGAATATTCAGAAGGTGGATATTCAGAAGGTGGGTATAGTGGTAATTATGGAAGACGTGGAGTACCTGGAACAGGAAGAGGTAGATATAGAGCTGGTGGGTATTCAGAAGGTGAGGAAATGCTAGAAGATATGAAACAAAGTTATGGGGCTTATTCTGAAAGTAGAAACGCATATAGTAGAGGAAATTATAATGCGGGTGAAGACAGTATGGAAGCATTAGAAGATACTATGAGATTATTTACAGAATTTGCACAAAAAATGATACAAGAGGTTGATTCTCCAGAAGCTAAACAAATTATTAGAAAACATTTAAGAAAAATAAGTCAAATGGGGTAAATTAAATGTATAAATATTATAACGCGAATGTGCATAATAATTTTGTAAATGATTGTGTGATACGTGCGATTTCTACTGCTGAAGATAAAAGTTGGAGTGATACTTATGATGATTTAAGTAGAATTGCAAAGAAAAATGGTATATTATTAGATGATGTCAATTTTGTGGAACCTTTATTAGATTATAGATATGATAGAGTAAAGACGTATCCTAATGAAACAGTAGGTGATTTTGCTGAAAGATGTAATATAGGTGTATATTTACTCACAATGCCTAATCATATAACAACTGTTATAGATGGTGTGGTATATGATACGTTTGATTGTAGAAATCGTATGCTATGGGACGTTTGGAAAGTAGAATAAATAATTTTATTTTATTTGTTGACATATTTATTTAGTTTATGCTATAATGTGAACAGAAGTAGATATGTCCTGGGGACTATGGTCTAAAAATACAATTTTGTCTTTGACATAAAAAATTCTAAAAAGTCCGTAGTAAATGGGATGGGTAATATTTCTATATAATGTGAAAAGTTATGTAGTAAACCCATTTCCGTTTACTACGGACTTAAAATTTTTTATAAAGGAGGAATTTAATATGGCAGCAGTTAATTACGCAGAAGCCTATGAAAGAGCGTTAGCTCAAGCATATCCAAATGTGCTTAATTTTGGTGAATTGTATAATGTAGCTAATAATCAAACATATAAATTTATAGATAGCAAGACAATTCACATTCCATCAATATCTGTAACAGGAAGAAAAAATGTTAATAGAGATGCAATTGATGGACAATTCCAAAGAAATGTGGATAACAATTATGAAACAAAAGAATTAAAATTTTATAGAGAGTGGTCAACAAGTATTGATCCAGCTGATGTTATGGATACTAATATGGTATTAACTATTCAAAATGCTACAAAAGTATTTAATGAAACACAAAAATTCCCAGAGAAAGATGCTTACACAATAAGTAAAATATATACAGATTGGGTAGCAGAAGGAAAAACAGCTGATACAACAGCTTTAACAGTTGATAATGTACTTGCTGTATTTGATAAATTAATGGAAGGAATGGATGAAGCATTAGTACCTTCAACAGGAAGATTACTATATGTTACTCCAGCTGTTAAAACATTATTAAAATCAGCTTCTAATATTGGTTTATCTAAAAATGTAGAACATCAAGCTAACATCAATAGAGTTGTTGATAGATTAGATGAAGTTAGATTAATAACAGTACCTTCATTCTTAATGAAGACTGCTTATACATTCACAACAGGATTTGAGCCAGCTGGAACAGCTAAACAAATCAATTTATTCTTAGTACACCCAACAGCAATATTAACACCAAATAAATATGCATTTGTTGGAATGGAAGCTCCAGCAGCAGGAACAAAAGGTGATTATATTTATTATGAAAAAGAATACAGTGATGTATTTATTCTAAATAATAGAACAGGTGCAATTGCTTTCAATATTAGTGAAGATGCTTCTCATTAATAGAAATTAAAAATCTTATAAAAAGAGGAGGAACGATATGCTATTAACTAAGTTACAACCAGTTGTCTTATATTCAATTACAGCAACTCGTGGTGTTGATGGTGATTTAGTAGAGAAATATGAAAATATATTTGAAGCTGAAGGCGCTATTCAGTATCTTGCGTCAGATGAAGTTGATTTAAGTGCGTATGGGGCTAATTTGTTAAAAACGTATCGTTTCAAATCTATCTATAATGATTTAGAACCATTTCTTTTGGAGAAAACCAATAATTCTCCAGACAACTTAACAAAGTATTTAGTTGAGTGGAAAGGACATAAATATGCAATAGTTAAAGTTACTCCATTATATTTGGATATGCAATGGAGGTGATACTATGGCTAGAGTAAAAAAAGACAATTTTAATCGATTTCAAAAAGATTTTACTATTAATATATCAAAGCAATTAGAACAATTAGCAGAAAAAACAGAAACAAATATATCTGATGTTGTAGAAAAAAAATTAAAAGAGTGTTATAGAGAAAATGTGGAGCTATCTTATGGACCAAGAAGTGTAGGAGCTGCTCAAGATATTTTATTCAACAACCAAGCTAAACAAGCGGAAGAAGAAGACAAAAAACGAGGTATAAATACTAGACATAGAAGAAGGAGAGTACCATATATACATACTGGAAATTTTTATGAAAGTATAGATACAGAAAGAGAAGGTAAAAAAATAAAGATTAAAATAAAAGATATAAAATATCCAAATGGTAAATCTACAGTAGATGTGTATGAATATTTAGTAAATGGTACATCAGGTGGTGGAAAATATTGGTTTACGAACAAACGTGGAGAAAGACCTACTGCATATAATTATCCAACACCAAGGCATGAGTTTGAAGAACATACTATGGTGCAAATGCTAGGATTTTTAGATAGTTTAAAAGGTGATATTAAGAATGGAAAATATTCAAAATAAGGAGGGGTGATCCGTGACACTAATAAATAATCTTCGTAAAATGATACAAGCAAAATTAAATGAAATAGACGGATTAGAGTCTGGTATTATTGTCGCTCAGGATCTTGTTGAAGAAGGTCGATATTATTTTGGATATGATATAAGAACTAGTTTAAATAGACGTGATTTGTCGTATGACAATGAGCAATATACAATTTCTATTATTGGTTATTTATCTACTAAAGGTGGTACACAAAAACAATTTGATGATTATTTAGATGCGATTTGTAATAAAATTGGTGAATTAAGATTTAGACCTACTACACAAGATAGTCCTATTACACCCGATACTGGATATCGTGAATGTATGTTAACTGCATACGCACAAGCGAATACATTAGAAAGAACACTCAGATAATCCACTGAACTAAATACTTTGTTAAGCGAAAATTTTTTAGAGGAGGTAATATTATGGATCCAGATGCAAAAGTACAAGTAGCCACACTTGGTACGGCGTTATTTTATTCAACTGCTTCTACAGGAACAAGTGCTTTTATAGGAAGTAACGGTTCTTATGACCCTAGTGCATTAGAAACTGCATTAGCAGATTATACAAGAGTTTATGGTTTAGCTTCTACACCAGATTTTGGTGGACAGCCAAACACAATAGATACAACTACTTTAGACAACACTAAAGCTGAGACATCTGTTTTAGGATTACAACCAGCAGCAGAAGTAACTTATGAAATCAACATGATGAGTTTCAAAGATGTACCAGATGGTGTATCTCATAATTTAAGAGCAGTAAAGGCTATGGCTGATGATAAAGTTAAAGCTCATTGGATAGTAGTAAAAGCTTCAGGAGTTATAATTGAATATGATGCTGCAACAAGTATATCTTACACAGCTGATGCTCAACAAGACATAGAAAAATTTAATATTTATCATGATGTTAGAAGTGACATAAAAGTTTCTTTACCAGAAGAATCAAGTAATTAATATAACTAAACTTCGGTGCGCAGTTTAGCCAGATCAATCTTCGGGCGTTTACATGCACCATTTAATTGTATTTAATAGGAGGATTGAAGATAATGGATAATGACGTAATAATCAAAATAGAAGGTATAGAATATACATTTAAATTAAAAAGTTCAAGTATTTTATATTTAGAAAAAAAATTAAAAAAGAATATATTTGAAGCATTTCAAAATCCAGACTTTACTGTTATGGTTAATTTATTTTATGCGTGCGCAAATAAAGAGTGTAAAGAAAAATATTCAGATGAAGGAGATTTATTTGACGCATTATTAAATGAATATGGAATGCAAGAATTAGCTGAAAAATATCTAACAGATATAATTCAAAAATCTGGACTAGTGCAAAAATCAGAAATACCAACTCCCAGTTCAGAAAATAAAGAGAAAACTTGGAATAAGTAAATATTTTGAAGAAGAAAACAAATATGATCCATTAGCTGGTTTTCATATGGTTCACGATTTATATGTTGAATTAATCAAACAGGGTTGCGAGTTAAAAGATCTTTATGATTATTCTTGTAAAGAGCTATTATTTATTTTAAAATATAAACGTGAAGGGTTAGCATATAAACTTTGGCGTTTAGGTAGTATGAATAGAGCCGCATTTGGTGCAAAAGTTTATCCAATGAAATTAGAAGAAGCTATTCCTGAAATGTTTGAGAAAAAGTCTCAAAACGCTCCAATGCCAGATTGGTTAAGAGAAGATTATGAAAAGAAATTAAATAAAGCTATAAAAAAGAAACCAGATAGTTTTTTTCAAGATGGATTGTAGTTAATATAAATTAGGTTGTAGGAGGTAGTTTAATATGGCGGATAAAGATACAGAATTTAATATAACCGTTGGCGCAGAAGCGGATGTAAATAGTGCTAAAAAAGCAGCGAAAGACATAAGTCACGCAATTGAAAGTTCTGTTAAAGGTGGTCGTATTGAAGTACCAGTAGATATAACAGTGCCTATTGATAAAAATAAAGATAAACTAACAAAAGCCCAAAAGGATATCACTGCTACAATTAGCAAGATGATGACTAAGGGCTTTTCTGCGTCTGGAAAAGATATTGACACTTTGACTAGTAAATTTAATGAGTTTGCAAAAGCATTTGATCAAGCAGGAAAAGGACGACAAAATAAAATTTTTAGAGAAATTCGCAAACAAGTTGAAGATTTACAAAAATCATATAAGGACTTTCAAAAATCTACTCGTACGGGTAATACAAAAATTAACAGAAGTAGTAAAAAATCTAAAAACTTAAACTTGCCTTCTGATGAAGAAATTAATGCTAATATTAGAAGTGAACAGAAAAGAAAACTAAAAGGATTAAAACAAGCTAGTCCAGCTGGATATGGAAGTGGTTGGGTTGATCCTAGTCGAACTAACACTCGAGAAGCAAGATTAAGTGAAATCAGTTCATACAGAAGTGGTATGTCTCGACAAATGCAGTTAAGTGAAAAAGAAACACAAAAAGACATGCTAAATAGTTTAGAAGTGCATAAATATGCAACCAAAGAAGAATTGGCGGCAGAAATTGAAAAAAGACACAAAACAGACGCGTTAAAAGGAAGAAATAGCAATAGACTTTCTTCACAAGAAAAAGCGTTGCAATTAAGTGATGATATTAGAAAAAATATTTTACCTAAATTATTAGGTGAAATTCAAAAATCTACTGATGATGCAGAAATAGAAAGTTTAACTCAAAAGTTATTTACTACATTAGAAACAGTATCTAAATTGAATCAAGATGCTGGTAAATTAATTGTCAGTGATGTCAAAAAAGATATTGGCATTATAATGGGAAAACTTGGATTTACCACAAAAGGAAATATTGGTGGAACAAATGGTGGAGATAAAACAGAAGCATCAAAAGACCCTAAAATAGTTGCGATATTAAAAGATTTATTTAATGAAGTTTCAAAAAAAGGAGATGCGATTAATAGAGAATTAATAAAACTCGCAGCATTAGAAGAAAAATCAAACACAAAATCAAAACCATCAAAAGAAATAGATAGTTTTGCAAATAGATTAATAACCGAAACAAGAAATAATAAAGCTATTCAAAAACAAAATACGCAAGAAATTGCGCAAGCAGTGGCTAAAAGCACCGCTGCTATAGAGAAACAAACAAGTTATGATAAAATTGAAAATAGTGCAGAACGTGTTGCGGATAGTACTTCTGGTAAGAAAACAGAAAGTTTAATAAAAGATACTGAGAGAGATTTAAACTCTGGTTTTAATACTGATGCTAATACAGAAAGAGTTGTAGCTCTTTTAGAACAAATAAAAAATAGTTTACAAGGTTTAAACGGAGGATTAACGGGAAGTATTTTTGGAGGTACACGATCGACTAATAAAATGCAATCCTTAGAATCTATGAAGCAAGCTTATGATATGATACAAAAATTATTCAAACCTCTTCAAAAGGCTCTTCCTGCCCCAGGAGGACAATTGTTATTACCACCAGGAAAACGTTTGAATAGATCAACAATAGAAACTTCTGTGATGGATCCTTCTAAAGCTTCTAAGTTAAGTGATGCTTTTGAAAGATTGTTTGGTGTAACTGAAAATTATGAAAAAATAATGGCTAAAACATCAGAAGAACAAGATGAATTATTAGCTAAACGTATAAAATATTATGGTACAAATTCTAATCGTTTTCCTGCTGAAACAGGAGATAAATCAAGAATTTATCGTAGTTTGGCTTTGTGGAGAGGTAGAGATAAATTTTCATCTATGTTTCAAGATTTTAAAACTACTCCTGGTGTAAGAGTAAATACTACAGAAATTACAAAAGCATTAGCTAAAGCTTTATCTGGAGCAGAAATGTTTAAAGCGCAAACTGGTGGATGGAAAAATAATTTATTAGCGGCTGGTACAGGAGGATTAGCATTTTTATTTCAGCCATCTTTAGAAAAAACACGTGCTCAAGCTGATGCAGTTAATACTATAATGGCTGATATTCGTGAAAATATGAATGCAATATTACAAGATATTTTATTAAAAGAATCAGCTCTTAGTGGTATGGAAGCACAAGGAGACATAGCATTTAATGAAGATGGTAGTGTACTTTATGGTACAACAGAAGCTAAAATGACAGCAGCACAATTAGAAGAAAGTAAATTAGTATTGCAATCTTTACTAGCTGATGTAGGAATGGTTGATGATGTAGTAGGTAGAACAGGTGGTAAACTTAATGAAATAGTTAAACAACTTGGATTTACTGCCCCATTATTAAGAAAAGATAATGCTATATTAGCGAATATAAATGCTGGTTTAGATAAAAGTGGTAAAGCTCTTAAGTTTCAAAGAAGATCACAAGAAATATTAAATTATTCATTTCAATTAATGGGTAGACATATTGGACAAATATTTAAAAACTTAATGACTATGTTAAATCCAATTAATTTGATTAAAAAAGCTTTCCAAGATTTTGCAAGTTATGACGTTAAATGGCAAAGAACAATGAACGTTATAAAATATAATATTAGACGTGTTATAAGACCATTTATGGAATGGATTGCTCAACAAATAGTTAATATTATTGGTTTAGTAAATGCGCTGATAAAAGGTATTGGTAACGCATTTGGTCAAAATTGGGACTTATTCGATCAAAGTGCGGCAAATGCTGAAAAAATGAGAGAAGAATTAGAAGCGGCGGCTAATGTTACAGCGGGATTTGATGAACTACATGACATAGGATCAGATAACAGCGCTGCTGGTGATTTGATGGGGGATATATATACTCCTCAATGGACTAATTTATATGATATGATAGAAGGCTTTAGCCAAAAAGTAGTAAGTTTCTTTAAAAATATATTTGATACAGTTAAAAATTGGAATTTTTGGGATTGGTTAATATTAGCTGGAGCAGCATTAACTGGATTTTTAGCATTAAAAGCTTTAATAAGTTGGTTTTCAGTAGGTAAAAATCCATTACAAACAGTTGCTAACGGATTTTCGTTTTTAGAAAAAGCTGTTGGTTGGTCACTTTTAATATTGTCATTCACGGCATTTGTAAAAGTGTTAGGAGAATTTGTTGAAATAATGAAATCTGCTAATTGGGAAGATATTGCTAAATCATTAGCGACTCTTGGTGGTGCATTCTTAATATTAGGTGGAACTACAGCTGGATTAATAGCACTTAGTTCGGCACTTAAAATATTAGCACCAACACTTCTTGGATTAGCCGCAATGATAGGAGCTTTTACATTATTTACATTAACATTAACTTATTTTATAGACACAGTAAAAGATATTGAAAGTAGTAAATTATCTGATATTTTGACAAAATTATCAGGAGCATTATTGGTATTAGTAGGTTCGGTGACACTTTTAATAGCAGTACTTGCCGCAATTATGGCGACAGGAATAGGTGCATTAGCGGTAGTAGCACTTGCTGCAGTATTAGCGGCTATAGCATCAATAATAGCGGCCATAGCAGATCTTATTACTGCAATAGGTAAGTATAGTGATGAAATTACTGCTATAATAGAAGTAGGTGCTAAAGCAATAAATAATGTTATAGAATCTACAGCAAAAAGTA